TCGGAGGCCGGTACCCAGACGAGCGCCACGGCAGTCCCGATTCTCCGCGGCGTCCTCTTCGCTCCCTCGGGCGTCCTTCCCGTTCTCTCGTCTTCTGGCGGCGGGACGACAAACGACCTGCCGGCGGCGAGCGTTCCCGCCAGCGCGTACGGTTTCATGACGGGCAGCGTGAAATTCTCTGGCGGTCTCCAGGAGTTCGTTCTCCTGCTGAGCGGTCACAAGGCGACGGCGACCTACCCGAACATCGTCACTGCGTCGTTCGATCCCCAGGCGCCAAACTACTTCGGTGACATCTTCAACACTGATCCGACGAAGGCCGAACAGGCGGGTCACTACCTCTACACCACCTACGACGCCTACCGTTCCTACACTGTCGTGACGGGCACAGGGGTCGTCACCGACGGCGCGGGCGGCAACACCGCTGACGTCCGCCAGGAAGTCGCCTTCGTCCTCTCGGGCGCCCTCGGCGCGAACTCCGGTTCGACGACCGTGCCGAACTTCGAGGGATTCGAGGATCGCTTCCGCACCGCCTACTCGCCCTTCGTGATCTCCCAGGACTTCGGCGGTGCCCCCGTCGACCTCTTCAAGGTCCACGCTCTCGACGACGGCGCCTACGCGAACACGAAGTTCAAGATCTCTATCAGGAACATCGCGCCCTCCACCGACCCGACTTCGGAATACGGCACCTTCGATCTCTACGTGAGAGAGTTCGGCGACACCGACGACGTCCCGCAGGTCCTCGAGTCCTACGTGGGTCTCACCATCAACCCGGCTTCCGAGCGCTACATCGGAAAGATGATCGGCGACACGAAGACCTACTACGACTTCGATCGCGTCGCTGGCGCCCAGAAACTCGTGGTCGAGGGCAACTACACGAACGTCTCGTCATACATCAGGGTGGAGATTCCGGCCGACGTGGAGAACCAGGAGGTTCCCGCCAGCGCCCTGCCGATGGGTTTCCGCGGCGCACCCTACCTGAACATCGCGAGCTCGCTCACCCGCATCAGCGGCGTGAAGATGCTGCCCGTGCCCCTCCGCAGGAACATCGCTCTCGGATCCGGAACGGCAGCGGCTGCGAGCCCCTACTTCCACTGGGGCGTGCAGTTCGAGGTGAACGACGACAAGACCGAGCCGAACAAGAACACCTACTCTGACAACACTCCGGCGTCCCTCACGAAGTACTTCAGCGACTACTTCAGCGTCTGGGCGAAGCCGCTCACGACTGTCGGGGCAGACGCCTACAACAGGAACCTGTTCACTCTCACGAAAGTCCAGGTCGCTGGCACCTCGTCCCTCACCGGGTATCCGAACCCGAACCTCTGGGCGTCGTCGCAGTATCGTCGCGATGGGACTCTCGCTGCCGGCGGTGGTCGCTTCGTGACGGTGGACGACTTCGAGGACTTCACCACGAGGAAGTTCCTCAAGTTCACCTTCTACGTCCAGGGCGGCTTCGACGGCACGAACGCTTTCAACAGCGACAAGGCGAAACTCCTCAACAACGCGGCAGCGCGGGAAATGGACTTCACCTCCACGCAGTTCGGTCCCACGGGTCCCACTGTTGCTGCCTACCGGAAGGCGATCGACATCCTCGAGGACAAGGCGTTCGCGGACATCCAGATCCTCGCGATCCCCGGCATCCGCGAGCCCGGTGTCACCGACTACGCCATCGACGCTGTCACCTCCCGTTTCGATGCGATCTACATCATGGACATCGAGGAGAGGAACATCAGCGATGAGGTCGTCACGGGCTCGAGCGACACCGTCTCCGTCTCGCTGACGGCGAACGGCCTGAAGAACCGCCGCCTCGACAATTCCTTCACCGCGGCGTACTTCCCCGACGTGGTGATGACGGACCCGACGACTCTCACGAACCTCGTCTGCCCGCCTTCGATCCCGGTCCTCGGCGCCTTCGGTCTCAACGACTCGCTCGCGTTCCCGTGGTTCGCCCCCGCAGGTTTCACTCGCGGTGCCCTCAGCACGGTCGTCGAGACGCAGACGAAACTCAACCGTGACAATCTCGATGTTCTCTACAGCAACGACATCAACCCCATCACGACGATTGGCAGCAGCACAACTCCCGTCGTCTACGGCCAGAAGACGCTGCTCGCACGGGCGAGCGCACTCGATCGCGTGAACGTCCGCCGCCTCCTCATCGACCTCCGTCGGAAAGTGAGAAACGTGGCGAGCTCCATCCTCTTCGAGCCCAACCGAGCGGCAACGCTCGCGAGGTTCTCGGCCCTCGTCGATCCGATCCTGAAGCAGATTCAGGCCCAGCAGGGCGTGGACCGCTACCGCGTGAAGATCGATACCACCACAACGACGCAGGCTGACGTGGAGAACAACACCGTCCGCGGTAAGATCTTCATCCAGCCGACTCGTTCCGTCGAGTTCATCTCGCTCGACTTTGTGGTTTCCAACCCCAACGTTGAGATCTGAGCTTCGGCTTGTGAATAGATAAAAACAAGGAGTCAAAAATATGGCCGAGACACTTTCCGTCACAGACATGCTGCCGAATCGCTTTGAGCCCAAGAGGAAATTCCGGTGGGTTCTCGCTATCGAGGGAGTCGATGCGTTCCTCGTGAAGACGGCTTCGCGACCTACCATCGAAATTCCGTCCCAGGAAATCAACTGGATCAACACGACCCGCTACATCGCTGGCAAGGCGAAGTTCAGCACGATGTCGGTGACCCTCCACGACCCGATCGCCCCCTCGGGCGCGCAGCAGGTGATGGAGTGGATCCGCACCCACTACGAGTCTGTCTCTGGTCGCGCGGGCTACGCTGACTTCTACAAGCGCGACATCCAGCTGAAGATGCTCGATCCGATCGGCACCGTCGTGGAACTCTGGGATATCAAGGGCGCGCAGATCACCAACGCGACCTTCGGCGACCTCGACTACGGCACTGAAGATCCGTCCGACATCGCTCTCACCATTCAGATGGACAATTGCGTTCTGCAGTACTGATTCTTCAGTAACAGTTCCAACAGAATAGTTATACTTACGCCATGGAGTCTACGCTCGATGGCGTTCGTATTTTCTTGTCCACGCTGCGGATTCACTTCTCGCCAGGAGCCGCGATTCGTTGCGCACCTCCTCGACGCTCACCATCTAGAATCTTTCGATGCGTATCTAGAGAAATTCTCTCTCCCACAGGCGCCAGATTGCGCTTGCGGCTGTGGGATGAGCGCTCCTTGGAAAGGGTGGAAAGACGGATTTTCGACCTACCTGCGGGGTCACAACGCGAGAGTCTCGACGTGTTTCTCGGACCCCAGCGTCATCGAGAGCATGAAAGCGTCACGCGCCCTCTCACGTGAAGCGGGCTCGTGGAGAGTGTGGAATTCGGGTCTCACCAAAGAGACGAGCGAATCTCTCAGGACAGCGAGCGATAAAAAGTCGAAAACACTCGCGACAAAGTATTCGAGCGGCGAAATCGTTCCCTGGCAGCGTGGTCACACGAAATTGACTTCTGAGAGCGTGGCGCGCCAGGCGATCACAAAAATTCGAAAGTTCAGCTCCGGCGAGCTCAGGCAGTGGAATGCGGGTCTCACCAAGGAGACTTCTCGCTCTCTTGCAGCAGCAGCTCGCAAGGTCTCCGAGTCATACCGCGCTCGCGAGGCGGGTCGCAGGCTCAGCGTCGAGGAGGTCGCTCAGCGGGTCGAGGGTCTCGGATTCAGAATTGACGCGGACGGTTATTCCTCCCGCAAGGGCTGGGGTCTCACGGTCACGCATCTCGAGTGCGGGACGCAGCAAGTGCGATCCCTCTACTCTCTCGAATCAGGTGCCTGCGTGAAGTGCGACAACATGACCTCTACGGGTCAGAAAGAGATAGAAGAATTTGTCAGGTCGCTCGTCCCAGAAGTCGAGACCTCCACTCGAAGGGTGATCTCTCCGCAAGAGATCGATGTCTGGGTCCCATCGAAGAATTTCGGTATCGAGTTCAACGGTCTCTACTGGCACAGCGAGAAATTTCTCGAGAAGGATTATCACGACAAGAAATCGAGAGCTGCGAGATCAGTCGGGGCTGAAATCTTCCACGTCTTCGAGGACGAATGGAGGGAGAAGAGACACATCATAGAGTCGATGATCGCGTCGAGACTCGGTCACATTCAGAAATCACTTGGTGCCCGCTCCTGTCGTCTCGCGATCCTATCAAGGGACATTCGACAGGAATTCTTCAATCAGTCCCACATCGATGGAGACACACAGGCCTCCATCGCCTGGGGTCTCTACGACGGTGAAGTCCTCGTCTCCGCCCTCTCGTTGAGGGAGCCGTTTCACGGAAAGTGGAAGGGGTGGTTCGAGGTCGCGCGCTTTGCGACTCTACCGGGTAGATCGATACCGGGAGCCCTCGGCAGGCTCACAGCCGCAGCGCGGGATCACGCTCGTTCAGCGGGCAAGAGCGGGCTGATGACCTACGTCGACACGCGTCTCGGTCTCGGCAAGTCTTACGCGACTGTCGGCTACCAAGAGATCGAGACAACAGCTCCCAGGTTCTGGTGGACCGACTTCAGGCGACGGTTCAACAGATTCTCGGTGAGAGCGAACAAGGCTGACGGTCTGACAGAGAGGGACAATGCTGCAGCCCGCGGCGTTGTAAAAATTTGGGGATGCAGCAATAAAATTCTCACTCTCGAATTGCGTGACTGATGTGGGACGGGTTTACAAGACGGCTGCGCAACCGATAATCTCGTAAGGAAATTGGAGGCAAGTTTGTCTGAGAGAAACGAGCGAAACCAGGTCTTCACCGGGACAGCACCACAAGGTGTGATGACTCGAGACGTAATGAAGGACGATTTCGGATTCGAGATTCCGGTAGAGGCGATTCCCCTGCCCTCGAAGGGTATCACATACTCGTCCGACTCTCCGCTTCACAACTGTGAGACGGTCGAAGTCCGCGCGATGACTGCTCGTGAGGAAGACATTCTCACCTCGCGTGCCCTCATCAAGAAGGGAACGGTCATCAGTGAACTCATCAAGTCGTGTCTCGTCGACAAGAGGGTCGATGTATCCCAGCTCCTGTCGGGCGATCGCAACGCCCTGATGGTCGCACTTCGCGTGACGGGCTACGGCGCCGATTACAACGTGGAAGTCGACTGTCCGGCCTGTGGGACAAAGTCGAAGCAGACTTTCAACCTCTCGGAGCTCGAACTCAAGTCCCTCGATCTCGATCCCGTTGAGCCTGGGTCGAACCTCTTCGAGACGACCCTTCCTGCTACAAAGAAGAAAGTGCGCTTCAAGTTCCTCACTGGCGCCGATGAAGAGGAAATTCTCACTATTCAGGAACGTAAGAAGAAGGCAGGCGGCATGGGAGACAACGTCGTCACCACCCGTCTCCAGTTCTCGATTGTTGCCATCGAGGGCAAGACCGACAAGAACCTGATCAACGCCTTCATCCGCAACATGCCTGCCCGTGACTCGCTTCACCTCCGCAACCACATCGACAAGCACGAGCCCGGTATCGATATGACATCGCACATGGACTGTCCGTCTTGTTCGGAGACGTCGGAGGTGCGCATCCCGCTGGGGGTCACGTTTTTTTGGCCTAACTCCGGGTGATAAAGAGATCTTCCTCGAACACTCATTCCTCCTGATGTATTACATGGGGTTCTCATACTGGGAGTGCTACAACATTCCTATTTCCTACAGGATGTGGTTCATCAGGCGGATCAACGAGGAACTGAAGAAGTCTAGCGAGAAAGGTGAGTCGAATTCGAGAGCTCTTCACCAAAATACTCCCGACACACGATCGCTACTTGGCAGACACAGAGATGCGGTTCCTGCCAAACTTCGACGTTTCACTTAGCCCGTGAGGTAGATATTTAGGGACATGCAGCCTGAAATCAAAAAATCGATTCTGGAGTATGTCCTCGGCACTCGTCGAGAGCTCGAGATTGTTGGCCCGCCGATCGTTGTTGCGACGATCTACGAGGCCGCAGAATCTTCTTCTGCGCTCCTTCGCGCTCTGAGAGAAGAGCTGGACGCGAAGACGGTGAGAGGGCTGATGGAGCGTCGAAAAATCGCTGCCGAGCGGTTCAAAAGAGTGACAGGCGAGGACTGGGACATCTAAGACCTCGCGCTTTTGTATAGATAAAGTCGAGGACGCTTGAAACATGTCTGATCCGGCAGCCAATCTGAGAATTCAGCAACAGATAAACGAAGCGATTGCTGAACGCGGAAAACTTCTCACTGCCCAGACAAAGCAGATATCCGACCAGGCCGAGCTTGCGATTGCCTTCTGCAAGGCAATGAAGTGTGAAGATGTCGACAAGGTGGCTGAGAGGGTACAGGAGATAAAGTCTGGTCTAACAGACGCTGCAAAGGCTGCCGAAGCCCAAGCAGCGTCAGTAGCTGGAGTTGCCGCTGAGTTCGACAAGGTCGCAAAGTCAGCGGAGCAATCTAAAAAACAACAGAAAGCTCAAGCCGAAATTACTGGTGAGCTCCTCAAGTCTGTAAAAGAAGTTGGAAAGGTCTTCGCGAATTCTTTCTCAAAGGGCGTCGCTGGTGTCAGGGGCTTCATCAGTCTTGTCGACTCCGCAGCCACGGGAATTTTGAATATCGGCAAGGCGATCCTTGCGATACCTCTCAAGATTTTTGACGTAATGATGAACAAGGCGGCAGACCTCGCAAACGCGAGTCGCGCCATCGCCGAAGCGATCGAAGACGTTCGCGAGCAGTATGGCGATCCGAGCAAGGGACTGGCGAAGGAAGTTGTCGATGGTGGCAAGGAAATGGGTGAGTCACTCGGCGAAGCGGGTCTCTCAATTTCCAAGGTCTTCGGCATGGGTCCCGAGGGGACGGCAGCGGCGATCAGGGAGGCGCTGGACATCTCGAAGAGTCTCGGTCCCGCAATCGGTCTCTTGGGAGAGAAGTTCGGAGATGCCGCGGGCGATCTGGTTGTCTTCAAGAAGGGGCTCGGTCTCACGAACGAAGACATGAAAGCCGTCATCATGCAGTCGAAAGCCCTGGGCAAGAATTTCAGGACTGAATTCCTGCAGATGAGCAAGATTGCGAAGGACATGGGCGAGAAATTCGCGGGTCTCGGCATCTCTTCGAAGGACGTCGCTCGAGACATGGCTTACCTCACCACGAACTCTGGCAAGTTTGGTAGAGTGACAAAAGAGGCGATGGCTGCAGCCTCAGTCACGGTGAGGTCATACGGTCTCGAACTCAAAGACGTCGTTGGCGTCCTCGACCAGTTTGCCGATTTTGAGAGCGCGGCAACGAACGCGTCAAAATTTGCCCAGTCATTCGGCACGATCATCGACCCCATCAAGCTGATGAAGGAAGAGAACCCAGCGAAGGCGTTCGAATACCTACGCGATCAGATGCTCGCAGCGGGACAGAGTGCCGAGACGATGAACAAGGCACAGATCAAGCAGCTCGCGACCCTATCGGGAATGGACGAGAACAACGTTCGTCTCGCATTCTCGAACAAGAACGTCGGCAAGTCGTACGAGGAAATACAACGGGAAGCCGAGAAGAGCGGCAAGAAACAGAAGTCACAACAAGAGATTATGCAAGATCTCGGCAAGGATATCAAGCGCGTGGTGGAAGCGATCCAGCACAGCGGTTCATTCCTGTCAGAGTTCTTCTCGGGATTCGGCGAAGGTATTTCAAGGTCAGAAAAGGGGAGGAGGGTTCTTTACGATCTTGCGTCTCTCTTGAAAGGAATGCGTATCCTCGGTCGCGAAGTGGGTAAGGTGTTTGTCAACGCATTTCCGGGCGTTGGCAAAATGTTCGATGGTCTGCACAAGCTGCTCACCGGAAAAGACGGCATGGGCAATTTGATCAAGAATTTGAGAGAAGCCTTTGACAAGCTCTTCAAGACGTTGAAAGGCAATCCTGCGCAAGCTGTCAAAAAATTCTTCCTTGATGTCAAGGAGATGTTCTCGGGAGGCGAGGGTCTCTCGATGATCAGCGAGGGATTCGACGAGTTCAAGAACGCAATTTCTGGTATCTTTGCTGGACTTTTGGAAGTTGTGATAGAGAATCTCACGCTGGGAATCGATGAACTTGTCAAATTCATCGCAAACCCCGAAGATTATCTAAAATCAGCTAGCAACTTCGCAGAATCATTTTTCAGTCCGATCATCGAGTCACTTCAGAAATCACTGCCCAAGCTCTTAGATTCTCTGAAAAATCTTGTTGTGACAGCTCTCTTCAAGTATGGTCCTACCATTGTCATGGCGCTGGGAAGCGTGTTTGCCGTATATTTTGGGTCCGCTCTCGCATTCGGTATGTTGAAAATCGCTGTCACTACGGGCTTTACGCTCTTTATGCAAGCTCTCGGCACGATGCTTTTGTCTGCTCTCACCGCTACTGCTGCAACGCCACCGCCTGGAGCTATGGCGAGAGTGAATGTTTTCATTGCAGAGCTGAGAACCGTCCTGGAGAGTTTGAAATCAATACCCAAGTCGAGCCTGCTGAAAGCGGCTGCAATAACGGGCGTTATCGTCTTGGCCATCGGCGGTATCATGTACGGCATGATCCAACTTGCGAAGGAGGCAGCGACGATCCCGCAGGGTGGTATAGAAAACGTCACGAAGATTCTGATTATGACGATGACTGTGCTCGCTGGCGCCGTCGCCCTGCTCGTTGCCGGCGCTGCGATCGCCGCCGGCTCAGCAGCCTTGGGACCTGCGGCAGCGGCGGCAGCCGCTGCACTCGGTATCGCTGCAGTGCTTGTCATCGCGATGGGTGCGTTTGCCGCTCTAGTAGACTCGATGTTCGAAGCCGAGACACTGGACGGTGCAGCAAAAAAGATGACATCTTTAAGCGAGTTTATACTGCAATTCACTGTCTTTACGGCTCTTCTCGCAGTTGCGGCGGTGGCAGCGGTGGCAGCCGCAGGGGCAGTAGCGGCGCTCAGCGCTCTCGCTGTCATGGGTACAGCCTTGTTGGCAGTCGGCTTGCCGGTGCTAATACCAGCATTCACGGTAATGTACGGCGTTGTCTCTGCTCTGTCGAAGATAGTTCCCGGTCTCATCGAATACATGCGCGGAATCGTAGACTCTATCAACAGCATTAATTTTGATGTTTCAAAAATAAGCGCTTTTGCCAGCCTGTTGGTAGCTCTCGTGACAACTACTGCCGGGATGATGGCTGCGAGTGCGGTCGGCTTCTTCGCAGCGGGCCCGCTGTTGTTGGGTCTCCAGGTCATCGAAGAGTTCCTCGACACCATCCAGGAAAAAATTCCGGGCATTATCAAGTCACTGTTGAAGACGGTCGAGGGCATACCTGCCGACAATCTTGGACCGCAGGTATCTGCTGTCACTGATGTTCTCGAAGCAATCATGGGCCTGTTTGAGCCCCTCTCAATAGCCGGAGAGATGCTGAAGAATCCGAAAGCAAACGAACTTTTTAGAAGCGGCGCGGTCAGAGGAATTGGAGACATTCTGGGGTCCGTCAGTACTTTCATCGCCGGCATCGGCGAACACGCAAAAGTCATAGTGGAGAAAATGATAAATCTAGTGAAAGATGTCCCAGAAAAAACACTCAAAAAAGTCGAGACTGTCGTGAAAGTCATGAGTGCCCTGGCAGGCGTGATCAGTCCGATCACTGACTTGGCAACATCGTTGCTTAAATCCAGAGAAAATGGGCCGCAGCCGTCAATGGCAGGAGTGAAGAAGACACTCGAATTTGCGGCAGAATTTATAACCACACTTGCAGAATCGAACATGAGCAGGTCGTTCACTGCCATGGTAAAAATTGCAAACAGCATCAAGATCGGCAACTTGGGAGCGCTCAGCAAAAAATTCGATCTCGTCGACAAGTCATTCGAGACCGTCAGTCGAATGACCGAAACGTTCATCAAGTTTGGTGATCCCGTCAAGCTGACTAGCCTCATTATCGGAGCGCACAATTCTTCTGCCATCTTTTCGAAATTGACGGATTCTATCAACAGCGAACAGTACAAAAGTCTTATGACAGCGATAGACTCTGCTCCACAGATTTCCTCGAAAAAATTCACGGCTGCAGAATCAGTCTTCGATGCTATATTGGCCATAACAGGGAAAATGGGACAACTCAGTAGTAGGGTGGATAAGATAAACGAGGCCTACGGATTCGCCATCTATGATACACTGGGCGAAAGTATCTATTCGCTCATAGAGCTCAGCGATCTTCTTGCAGACATCGAGGTGGGTAACATCGACGCCATCATTGATAGTATTGCAAGTGATTTCACTCTTCAGAAGAAGAACATTCAGGTCGAAAACAAGCCCATTCACATTCACATGAGCCTCAACGTCCAGTTCGACGCGCTAAAATTCACCAACAGTGTCTTTACTGTTGCTGCGAACGCTGTAAAGAATGAAAACGGCAAATTCGCAAGCAGAAACGAAGAGTTGGCAACAAAAGCGGCAGCAGAGAGCGTGAGAGGTCTTTTGGGGAGGTAATCGATGAACACGAGAGACAGGATCAGGAAGGAGCTCGAGAACGACGCGGTGTGGAAACAGCTCTGCGCCGCCGTCACTCCCGAGCAGCTCGAGCAGGTGAACGGTATCCTCAACGACTTCTTCGCCGTCGCGGGATCGGCGGCCGACGGGTTCACCACGAGTTTCTCGAAAGAGAAAATTACCGACGAACAGGTCGCGGCAGCGATCGGCGACAGGAAGGGTTGAGTAGATGCCGAAGGGAA